ATAAACGAGACGGTCTGTCTCTTTGTCGATCCCGACGTTTCCTCTACGGAATACGGTCGTTCGCTGGACTGTGGTTCTAGTGCACATACACAGTTAGTCACTGTGAAGTAGCATTCTGGGCACACTCCCGGTGATTTATCGTCATCCGAGAGGGTCAGTGGTTCTAATTTTACAATACAATACATAGATTTATTATTATTATTATTAAGAGAAGTAACTGACTTTGTTTACTTGGCGAGACATTACAGTTATAAATCTCGTTGCAACACAATTTGTTTGCTGCCAAAGCGTCCCCTAAATAGGGGTTAGACACGGGGGTCTTGACATCATGTACACAAGCCTAAAACATATATCACAAAAGGTAAACATAAACATGCAGTGGTAATCAATATGTACACAGGACTCTTTAACTTTCTTTCACCATGGTCCGCACAGGTTGCACGACGAGTTTAATGACATCCGGGGTCGGGGCTGAGCAAATTAGCTCAATTCATTGGCGAACTCGTAATCGAGTTCCGTTCCATACGTGGCAACGAGTGAAAGCTCCATGCCGAGCATCATGTAGGTACGTACGTGTGCTTGAGGTTGCAATAACGCCAAGACTTGACCGTACTTGTCCAACTGGGCTCGAGCTTTGCGTCGGTTCAAATTCTTTCCAGATTTTGCCTCCACAAGAGCTAAGACATCAACTCCTTCAACGTTTCTAAAGTACAAGGCATCTATTTCACCAAAAGATAATACAAATGGAATTAAATTTTTGCCGTAACAAGTAAATTCGTTTCGGGAGAAAATCATGTCAGTACGTACGAGTTGGTCTGCTTCGGTTACTTCCGTGTTCTCGGGGATACCGAAGAGTTCTTGTCTTCGTGCTATTTCGCCTTCCAGTGCGGCTAGCTTTAATCGATGCTTTGGGGCTTCGGGATAGCGATCCACGAGCCGTGTCATAGCTTCTCGAGTTTGGCATAACCGCTTGTGATCCCAGGCAGAAAAATCTTTCTTGGGTACAAATTCTTTGGCAGCAGCACACAAAGGACGTTCCTCACCTTGAGTTTCAAGTTTCTCACTAACCGTTTTAAGGTCATATTGTGAGCAATACCTTTCTAATCTCTCGGCATAAGTAATGTCCAACTCTTTGCACATCCATGCAATGTCGCAACTTTCAGCGACTTGTCTCATCTGCTCGCGTCTCTTCTCATATACTTCCTCTCCATGGAGGAACCATTCACGCAAAGCGCCATCAATGTTGATTGCAGCTTGGTGTTCGGGGGCCAAAACTTTAGATTTCAGAACAGCATGGAGTGATTTGAAAATGGAATCCTCAGAGAGGGCTCCTACAAACATTCCTAGTTCTTTATTATAAACGTTTTGCCTTTTGAGAAGATCAGCTTCCTCGTCGATCATGTACTCCGTGGCTTCAGACTCCTTGTCGGGCATCGTGAACTTCATGTCGTGGTCAGCTAAATACTGTGCCACCGTGATGTGATTATATTCGGGTATTTTCGGTGAAACCGAACCCTTCACATCATCTCCGTAGGTGATAAGCGAAACCATATTGCGGAAGGGAGGATAATTCCTATTCATCGCATAGTACGCACACCTCATAAGGAGTGAGTTCACAATAGAGTTGATATAGACTGTCAGATTTTGACCCGATGGATTAGAACCATAATGCTGGATCAAATCACCATTGTAGGCCATGAGGGGATAAGCCACATCGGTGGCGATTCCCCGCATAATTGACAAATCTCTCTCAACATAATTGCCAGACGCCTTAGCAAGCGTCATCAAGATGTCGAAAGCGGCCAACACTAATTGTGCCGGCATACGAAGATCATATTTGGAGTAATCCCCTGCCAGAATTCGATCTGGACCGTGTTGTCGCAAATGCCGAGCCAACGCATCCCATTCGGGACCTTGTGCGTTAATGCCTACGGCACACTCAGAAATGAGTGGACGAATTGAAAGATACCTTGCCACAGGTAAGTAATACTTCCTGATAAGCAATTGGAAACCAATAGGTGCAGCTTGAAATACTCGCACCTTATCCTTGATAAGGGGTGTTGGTTCATCTTTCAGGCAACCCTTGAAAACAGGGTATGCGCGTTCGTTGTTGAGATAACACTGTTCAATGCGTTCTGCTTCGTCCCACGCTATGGGGTCGAGTTTTGCAGGACACGCGAACTCAGGAAATTCCTCATGATCGAGACGAGTGAGAATGTCACTCTTCTTTCCACCAAGTGGGTAACCACACGAAGTTTCGGGTGGCATTTTGTCAATAAATCGTTTTCCGTCAATTCCGCAGACAGTCTGCATATCCGTCAATGGCTTAATATCTGCCGAAGTCTCAGCAGTGAGCCCTTTGACAAGAGGTTCAACGTAATCCGTGACAGCCTTGATCATTACACCGCCGCCAACACCCCGACTAGGGTTAGACGAGTGAGCAAGCGATGGTTGCCAAGGTTTCCACTTGTGGAAACGAGGTTTTCCCCACTGTTGTGGTACTCCACAAATCTCGGCTACAGCCTCAGAGATAACAGTAGGGGTCACGCGTGAAGTTACATGCTTCAACCGCCCGACAACTTGTCCGTAAAAGTCAATATTAGACTCATGAGAAAGGAAGTTAATAGGTGACTGTGGGTGAGCTGTAGGCGAAAGGAAAAATTCCTTACCGTATTGCTCGGTTAACAGTGTACCATACTCCTTAACGGACACAACACCAGGTAATGCAGAAAGAGTGGCAAAGGCCTTCTCTAACTCAGTGCAGGATACAGTTCCTGCAGCACCGCGAGGTGTGCCGGTCTTCCCGGCTAGATGAAAGCCAACTATACTCGGGACTTTCGAGGTGGTGATCCAAGTGCCCATACACAGGCCGTCGAACGTGTCAACGCCTAATGTGTAATGGTAACCAGGATATTCACCAATTTTGGAATTTACTGTTCCAGGGTACAATACAGAACGATAGAGATCAATACCTCCTTCTTCAGTTCTGTAGATCATGTGAGCAGGTGTCTCAGTCAATTTAGAATTTTCTATTCTCTCGTCATACATGAACGGGAGTAAATCCTTATGAGATCCTGAACCTGGTGCGTAACAAACACACAAATCGGTTCCAGGAATCCTATATGACGTCGCCTTACTCAACACGACTTTCTTAGTACTTCCAATACAGTGTTTTCCTTTTCCTCGGAAATCAACCTTCAAATCTTCGTCATCCTTCCACATGTGGTTAGGAATTAAAGCGAAGGCTCCCTTGATAAAGATAGCATCACATACAGCTACGGAATTTTCACGGTAAACGGTCATAAAGTACAAATTTTTGGCCACGCAACCCACGAGCTCGGAGTGAACTCTTCGGGCGCCTTGCTGACTCCGCGGAATTTCGGAGACACTGACATCGGCCCACGGATTAACTTGCGAATCTCTTAGATTGACATCTTCGAATATAGCAGTATTAATATTTCCGTGCGTGTCGTACGCCTCTTCCTGCATCTTGTGTGCGGCTTCACGAATCTGCTCTAAATTAGCAGCGCTATCCAACGCACGATAATGCTCAGGAATGAAAATTGTTTCCGGTTGTTCTTTTGTACATTTAGCCGTAATCTTCTGTTTCTCTTCCGTAAGTTTCGCCTCCTTCCTTTTAAGCATCATGTGTGCAATACCCATCTTAATAAGACGGTAGAAAGCATACAATGCCACACTTCTGTACATAAGTTCTTTAACATCTTGAGCAACAAGTGTAGAACGTACAAGTGTCGACAGACCTTGGGCCTTTTCTATGCGACGGCCAATTTCCTGTCGAAGGAGGTGGTATTTACGGTAAAATACCCAAACGCAAAATAGCGCAGTAGGGAAGAACATAGAAGGTAACCATGTAACCCAAAGGAATAAATAAGCTAACAAGCAAATAACGACTACCATGGAGTTTAGATCCTCAAGGACCATATACTTAATTTGGTGTCTATTGCAGAAGAGTAAAAGGTGAGTCATGTATTTATTTTCAAACACCCATACAGGTATTTTAGATAAAACTCCATGAGTTTCCGAATCAAGCCGAATAAGTTCGGCTATCAAAGGCTCAACTTCATTGTCGGATACATCTCCCGATTGTTGATCTAATACCAGTGGTTTATAAACTACTAAAGCAGTACATTCCTCACTGGATTGCTTGTCCAACTTTTCTTTTTCAGCTTCTATAGCTGCAAGATCGGCTTCTTTCAAGGCAGTTTCAGCTTCCGCCTTAGCAGTAGCCTCAGCTTTTTGAATAGCTTGTTCTTTAGCTCGTGGACAGCATTCACACAATTCTTCGGGAGAAGTACACAGAGGACAAATTTCTAACTTTTTAGCCATTCCCTTCTGGCGCTCAATATAAGCACGCTGGGCGGCAAAGTAGTCTTTTGAATCGTCAATGACGTACCTCACGACTTCTTTGAAAGTAGATTTTCTTGTCTTGTATGTGACA